ATTCTACTTCATCAACTGTAATTTCAATCTCTTTATAATCATCAAACAAATTAGATTGTCTATCTACTATTTCATAATCTAATCCTATTGCATCTACTAATTCAATTAAATCATAATCAATTGTAAATTTAACTTGCATAATAAATACCTCAATAAATAATTAGTATGAGAAACAAATGATCTTGTCGTTAATAATAATTAACTTTCAAATACAACTCCTAACGATGGTGCAATTAGTAAAGCAATAAGTATTCATTTGTAATTGTAATAACAATCAAACTCTAACTTAGTTTAATAAGATTTCATCTGAACTTAGGATGTTTGTTTCTCATGTACTAATTATAACCACATAATCTTGAGACTGCATGAGAATGTTAACAGTACCACACAGTATCATTGAGTCTTACTGACTATCCAGTGTATCACTGTGTTGTCTCTTCTCTTTTCTTTATCTCGACTGTGAATTACTATTACTAATAGAAACGCAGACAGATAGCCACATAATAATCAACAGTTTGCTACAGTTTAATAAGAATTAATCAGCAATCCCTGTATATTATAATAAAAACTGTTAGGACTTCGATATTATAATAGAGTCCAGTGAGTCCCATGGGGGGAACGGCGTCCTTGCTACGACGATAATAGGCTTCAGAAATTTATGTTAAAATTTAAAGGGGTAAAGACAGTTGAGTTTCGGGAATATAGAAGGTATCGGGTTGATTTTTACGGATTTGACAGACATAGGTGGTCGTATCAGGTCTCTGATAGGTCATATCTGAATCATGAGTACTATACAGTAACATCTGTATAATACGGTCTCCCTTTTTGATCATATTAGTGGATATAGTGGTAGTGTTATAGGAATATCAAATGATGATATTAAGATAGAGGAAATTGTTGTCGTGAGATAACAAATTTCCTCATCAAGGGGCTGGGTCCACCCTTCCCTTCCCCTGTATACGTCAGTCATTGGATTACGTTAACGTTTAAACCCAGGTGGGTACTGAGTTATTATCATCAAGACCATTAGCTTGGTCTCTTTGTTCTTTATTCATACCTAAAACCAGGTGATCTGCGGACCTGTGAGGGGCGTTAAGGAAGTCTTGTAGCATTGAGTCCCATTCTTCTCTTTTACGCAGCTTAATGGCGTCGTGAGCGTTGATAGACATCGCATCTGTATAATACTTGACTCCCTGTGCTAGGCAGTCTAATCTATCGTCGTGTTTAACTGCACCTTTTTCTCTACACATTCTACTCATTTGGTAGAATAGCATGTATAGCAGTCGCAGCTCTGGGGCTTCTTTCTTATTAGAATTATAATCCCATTCTATAACCGACCTATCAACCACCAATCTGTGCTGATTAAGGATAGGTTCAAGGCTGTCTATAATTCTGTCTTCTTTTCTTACATTAGCTCTAACTTCTTCAACATCTATAGCTAGTCCTGTTTGTTGTAAGTGTTTCTTAAATAGTTCACAAACTATACCATCACCGAAGTTTGTCTCAATGACAAGTTTAGTTACTTTATACTTTCTACACCCTCTTAGGATGTTAAGTAGAGTATCGTCGCTGTAACCGTCTCTATAGGCTCTCATTTCATGGAGATATAGGAAACCATTCTTTTGACTAATGAAGGCTGCTGCAGTCTCATCTGTACCCCTTCCAGAGGGGTCTACGGAACATATAGTCTCTGTGTAATTAGTCCATTCTCCATTGAGTTGCATTGGAGAGTAGAAGTAGTCTCCGGGTAGACCCACTGTTGGTAGGTCTTTAATAACATTTGATGGATCTGAGCACCAAATGACAGTATCGGGGGCTGTAGTAGGATTAACACTAGTAACCACAAGATCTGCCATCTTAAGAGGGAACTTCTCTGCATCTGATAAACTTGTGTCTAGTTGGAATTGAAGCATGAAGTTAGAACGACCCATAGATGCTTCACGTTCTAGTAGGTCGTTATCGTCGAATCTGTCTGGGTCTGTAACAGCCCATTCTTCTACACCAGCTTCAAGATCTTCTTGGATCTGAGGAGCTAGTAATCCTTCATATTGAGAGAGTTTATTTTTTCTGGGATAGCGGCTGGGCCAAACGAACGGACGGTACGAACGCTCTGCCAACTTACGATAAACAGTAAAAGTAGTCTGAGGAGTCCCGAGATACATAATACGGCTATCACTTTTCGGCGTGAGGATGGATTCCGCTTCAGTACAGAGTTGAAGAAGTTTCTCACGCATAAGCTCCGTCATGCTGTTTCCAGGTACCTCTATGTCGTCCAAGATCATGAGATCGGCTCTGCTTCCTGTTAACTGACCAGTGATGCCCACCGACTTTACGCTTGGAGCTTGGTGAGGAGAACAGTTTACGTCGAAGCTGATGCGACTCCAACGAGAATCGTCCGATTTCGGTTGTAGATGACTGAGCCATGGGGTTTCAATAATAAGTTTTTGTAAGAAGATTGACATGTTATCTGCTCGCTCTTTAGAAGCAGATATAATCATTATTTTTCGTTCTGGGTCATTAAAGAGTGTCCATAACACAAAAGCACCAGTAATCCAAGATTTACCAACACCTCGAAAGGCTTGGATCTGTAATCTTTTTGGTCCATGTTGTAAGTAGTCAGCGATGGAGTACTGTGCTCTTGTAGGTGATGGAAGGTCTAGCTGCTCCCATAGAGCTTGTAGGAACAGCTTAAAGTCGTCTTTTAAAGCTAATAATACATTACTCATGTGGTAAGGTTTTTATTTTAGACTGTTTGTCTTTATTGTAAGCTTCTTTAGCTTCAATGTATTCTTGACGTATAGCGTCTGAATACTCTTCAGCAAAGCTTGTTGGCATTGATTCTGTTTCGCTCATAGTAATACGTTATTCATTCTGATTCAATATCCCAATATGCACCTGTTCCGGGTTCAATATCTTTAGGTTTTTTCTTAGTTTTTCTAGGAGGTTTTTTACCTAAATCTAGTAATTGACTTTGAATAGGTGTTCTAGGCTTTATACCTCTTCTTCTCATAGTTTCACCAGCAGATTCATCTCCAAAAATAGAATCTAAAAGTGCTTGATGATTAGGTTCAGTAAGTTGAAGTGTTATATAATCATCTATAGCTGCTTTAATAATTTTTACCTGAGATTTATCAATATCTAAACTTGCATCAACTAATGCTTCTGGACTAGCATCCATAACATTTTCATCTAATACAGCTCTTATTGCTTTCTCAGCTACTGGATAAGAACCTTTAACAACAGCAGCAAATTTTTTAATATATGGTATCCTTTCTTGAGGACTTAAATCCCTTATATCTACACCAAAATCACCTACTATTTTCTGTCCGTATAGACCTAATTCTTTAGTTAGATATGTATGAACAGCAGTTATATTAGGATTATCTTTTTTATTATAATGAGCTTTCTTTTGAATAGCCATTAAATTTCTAGGATCATTACCAGTAGTTAAACCTTCATCATATATTAATTGTAGCATTTCTGGAAATTCAGATCTTTGTAATCCTTCAAATAAAGAAGCAGTCTGCCTTAAACCTGCTATATGATGTGCTTCTATATCTTTAGGACTTAATCCTAAAAATTCTAATCCATTTAAAAATTCATCTACTAATATTTGACGAGTCTGTTTATAAGTTTTCATAGAATAATTCGGATTAGATATACCCGTTTTAAGCTCTCTTCTTTGACGTTGAGTAACGTCTTTTGCGTCAAGCATGTTCTTTAAACTTAGTATTGCATCCTCATTTAACCCTATCTTTTGAAACTTTGCATCAAAGTATCTATTAGAAAATTGAGATTCTGATTCTCCTTTTCTTTTTCTCATACTTTCAAAAGTAGACTGCATAGTTCCCGGTACAGGTCTATACATAGTACCTTCATTAGTTTGTACTATAGGACCGCTGCTATACTTAGGTATTATTTTATCTGTTCTATTTATTACAATATCATCAATTATTTGATTAGCTTTTTGAGGTGTAATATTTATCATTCTTCCCCCGTCAGAACGAGGAGGAAGTTTTGGTACTAAACTTTTTTGAGGAACCTTTCCAATAGCTATTTGAGATAGAACATCTGTAGATATATCCTTAATTAACGGACCCGCCCAGTTTTCTCTTCTATTTACTTCATCATACTCAGGTTCTCCAAATGCATCTAATCCAGCTAAAGGATTTTGAATATTTATACCGAGTTTTCTTAGACCACTCTGAGCAAATCTTTTAGTATCGTCAACTAGTTTCTTTTCTCTAGCTTCCGTCTGTTCTCTGGTTTCCATTACTTCCTCTTAGCACCGCCTCTGCCTCGGTTAGTCTTACGACTCTCAGCTTTAAACGAACCGTCAGGTTGTTTAGAGGCATCAACATTCTTTGATCTTATCTTTAAGCTTGCTCTAGCTTTTCCGTGTGCTCTCTTATACTCATTTGAGTGAGCGTATTTACCACCCGGACTGTTATCTTTAACGTGTTTAGCTCTTGATTTAGCATTCTTCTTATAATGCCGAGCTGTTTTGCCTAGTTCTGCCATAGAGTCTGTGTTGTACGAGTTCTGGGTCTACTTTAGGTATGATAGAAGCTAACTTATCTAATGGTGTACCCTCATAGGCTATACCAGTGATATCGTTAGTTTTTAACCAATCACACGCTGCTTTTAAATCTTGGGTAGTAGCCTCGCCACTACGAACTCTCTTTAGGAATTCATCAGTGACGAGGTTATGTAATTCATTAAACTTTTCTTCCTTTGCTTTTGCTTTTGACATTCTTTTTCTCTGGATGTGCTTTGGCTACTTGCCGCTGACCTATAGAATAGGTTTTAGAACCATCTTCATTATATGTTGTTGACATTATGTTAGTAGTTTCTTTTTAACAATTTCTAATGCTTGGTCATCTAATTTGTTATCAGTTCTAGCTACATAAGCTGTTAGTAAATCAATTACTAGGTTCTTAACGGCATCTGATTTCAAGAAGGCGAAAAGGATGGGCTTGATAATTAGGATCATTATTCTTCGGATTCAGTGGATTCTTCTGCTGCTTTTTCTGCAGCTTCTTTTTGTGTAATATAAGAAGTTTTAACTTCAGGTTTTAGGTCATTAGGACCGTCTAAGGATGCTTCGGCATTCTTATTCTTATCTGTAAATGAACTCATTTTTCAGTTGATTGTTTTGGACATTCGTACTCTTTCTCTTGCCAAGGAAGTTTAAATCCTTTTACAGGAGTACACTCTGTTTCTAAGTATTCTTTAACTGCAAGTTTCTTATCTTTATTATAAGCAACTATAGGAACGACATCATTACACATGCTATAAACACGGGACTTTTCAGTTATCATGAAACCTTTACGTTGTAGTTCAGCACACTTCAAGACTCTAACTAATTCATAGTCAAGCCGTAGCTTTTCTTCTTGTCTTGCAGCTATGCGTCTACACTGTTCTAGACCTCTACGATCTAGTGGAAACATAAAGTTAACTTGTCCTCCCCAGTTCTCAGCTATTGTATAACTTCTCTGACTCATTTCATCATCGTATGGTACTGTATGGTTCCCCATATAAAATGGAGAGAATGTCATAGTAGCACCATTACAGCTAACCCCGCCACCATAATGTTGTCTAGACGGTGCTCCATTATTCTGGAATTGCACCGCCTGATTTGTTACATTACCAGTCGCTGCTGCAACTGGATTAGAGGTATTATTAACTTCTGGATCTGACGCTTTAGCTGGTGCTATTGCGAGAAGACTGACAAGGAGACAGTAGTAGACTCCTGTTCTATAGTTCGATCTATTTCTGTCTTCTCTATTATCTGACTGGCTGCTCTTGTTACTATTTCTAGTGTAAAGTCTGAGCCAGCTGTTGTTAGGTTGAAGACTGAATCTGAATCTGCTATTCCTCCAGAGCTTGCTGAAGTATGAGTTATATTGTCTCCCGACCATTTCTGTAATGCTGCTCCATAGGTGGTTGTTACTATCTCTTCGTCTATGTCGACTGTTGTAGTTGTTGTACTGTTCATCGACCCTTGGGTGAAGTTGGGTTGTACTAATTCTGCTCTTGCTACCGTGGGTGATGCCAGTAGGAAGAGTAAAAGCCATTTCTTCATTCTTCCTTTTTCTTAGCCATAGGACAATTTACAGGAGTGCCTTTACCATTGTTTTTATTACCAGTGGTTAAGCCAAAAGTTGCAAGTGCTCCCGTAAACACACTAGCAACGAACGTGATATCTGAGTTACCTGATTTCTTAACCATAGGT